CGCCCCAGCTGCGAAAACGAAAAGCGGGAATATGGCCACGTCTTTTTCACGTCATAATCCGTGTTTTCCCTGAAGGCGCAGCGGATCAGGTTTTCAATCCCTTTTTTCAGCGCGTCCTGTTGTTCCGCTTCAAGGTTATTCAGGTTCCTGACATATACCGTCACACTCAGATCGTGGCGGGTTTCCGGCATGGCAAAACACTGCATATCGTCCCCGTGCCCGTGGTGGCCTTGCGTGTTGATATAGTCATTAACGGCTTCAATAAACGGCTCTGACGTGACCCCGCTGTCCAGCAACAGATACGCGTTCGCTGTACCCGGACCACGTGGCGCGTCATGGAGAAAGAAAATCCGCTCAATGCTCAGTCCGGCCACGCTCGCAATCATCGAACGGTAAACCGCGTCCGTGTGATAGTTCCCCACCAGGTTGAACTGGTTCCGGCAACGCTCGCGCAGCTCGTCATCGCTTTCTTCGTCCGCACCTGGCACGGTCAGCCAGTCCTCTTCACTGGCCACATGGCTGATACCGTCCACGGCCACGGGCAAAATGCGGTAATAGCCCGGCGCAAGGTTGTACGCCCCGCCCGTTCCGGTTGCCTTGACGGCAAGTAAAGCGCTTGCCGTGCCGGACGGGATCACCACATCGGCCACGGTGGCCAGGGCATAAACTTTGCCGTTAATCCTTTCGGTCTGGACTACCGTTCCCGCCGTCACGGTGACGGCCTGTTTTGAATCTTCTTTGTAAAAGCGGATCACACCTTCCGCAGCGCTGGCAGGTTTAGCCGTGACGTTCACCGCCCAGGCCAGCAGACGCAACATCTGCCCACCCGCAGTGGCCACAAACATATTGGCCATGACCACCGAAACCAGCGCATCCTTCAGCCACATCACTGGCGCGGTCACAATGGCGGTAATGAGCCGCCAGAACGGAGACATGCGCGACGTGTTGGTAATCAGTCCTTCGTCTGCGGCGATGGCGTTGAAACGGGTGCGCACCGCCTCTTCCGTAACGGGCATCCCGCTGGACTTCACCACCTCTTCAAAATCTACCTGCGGCTTTTCCGTCATAGCTCCACCTGTGCAGATATTCCGCCAAAGTCATACGTGCTCGCCGTTATCCATAACCGCTTCTGGCTTTCCTCGCTCACATCCACCGTACCCGGCACAATGCGTTCATCCTCTTCAATGAGCAGTTCCAGCTGCGTGAAGATATCCGCGCGTAAAGTCGGGCTACGTTCGCCGACCAGCTGCGTGGCCAGACCGCTTTCCAGAATGCTGTGAATAATGTCCTGCCCGATGCTTTTGCGGTTATTACACAGCTCAGGCTCTTTCCCGGTATTCAGAACAAAATTACCGTTTTCAATCAGCAGATCGATGTAAAGCAAATCACTCATGGGTTTAGCTCCTGCCACTCCTGCAACTGTCCCGGTGAAAGTGTTTCTTTCGGATAAATATTCACCGTGTCAATTTTGCGGCTGTTGTCCGTAACAGACTTAGAATTACTGTTTATGGTTTTACTGATACCGCCACGATCAATCCCTTTAAGCTCTCCACCCGTTAAAAGCACATTAGGGGCGATTGCCGGAGGTGGCTCAGGCAGCACCGTATTTTGCGTTAACTGCTGAGTTATATTCGCGCCATACGTCACTTGTTTTATTTCTGGCGCTGCTATGGCTGGTTGCTCAACCTGTTTAACGTCATACGGCATTGACGGAATATTTACAGGCGGAACAATATTTTTAGCTAATGGCTGCGGAGGCATGCTTACAGGCATAACAGCGTTATTGGCTAATGGCTGCTGCGGAATATTTTTTTTAATATCTGCCTCAGGCTCTCCCGCCAGTGCTATATCCACACCGGGTATTTTGTTTAATTTCCCTACTATCCAGTTCCATGATTTCAGGAAGCTACCTTTAATGGTTTGCCAGACCTTATCAAACATCGAGACAATACCGCTGGCCATTCCGCTTAATGCTTCGGAAGGTGAGAATCCCTTAAGCAGTGCGATAAAATTATTCCAGCCATCACTGATAAACTGCCAGGCACTGGCAAAGATACCCGCCAGCCACTGAACCACTGCGGCCACAGCTGTAAAAGCTTCAGTATTCATTACCGCCGCTTTGATAGCGTCCCAGTGCTTTATCAGGAGATAGCACCCGGCCACAAGTAACGCTATTGCTCCAATCACCAGGAGAATAGGCCAGCTCATAAAGTTGATACCGATCCCGGCCATCACCGCTGCCATGCGAACCGCCAGCAGAATTCCGCGCAGAGCGCCCAGCGTGATATTCCAGACCAGCACTGCTTTTTGCGCCAGCCAGATTGTTGCAGTGTAAATCTTCGTTACCGATGTAAGGGATTTCCAGATGCCACGCAGCCCCCCCATTACAAAGGCAGAAACACCCATAATGATATTGGCCACAGCACCCGCAGCGGCAAAACTCAGCAGTGCCAGTGCGGCATAACCCACCACCCGCGCAATGTTGGGAAACAACTGCATCCAGCGGGCAAAGGTCTGCCCCATATCCGCCAGGCGATTCAGCAGGGGATAAAGCACCGGGATCAGCGTCAGCCCAATGACGGTTTTAATGGCCGTCAGGATGGCAATAAAGCGATCCCACGGTTTAACCATTTTGACCGCCATTTCCTGGGTACGCTTCAGGCCGTCCGCGCCGCCCAGTTCGGTGATATTGCGCTGAAGTAACGCCACATTTCCATACAGCTGTTTAACCACCGCTGAACTGTCCCCAAAGGCTTCATCCAGCTCCGCCTGTGCCTTCAGGTTCCCTTCCAGGCTCTTGCCATATTTGCCCTGCAGCTTCGTCAGCATTTCAGGCATGGACAGCATTTTTCCGGTAGCGTCGGTGAAGGACAGCCCCAGCTTTTTAGCGCCATCAATCGCGCCCGTCATAAAGCCTTCGTAAGCGCTGCTCGCCTCCGTTCCCAGCGTGCGGCTCAGTTGCCCCAGCACGGCCAGCTGTTCATCCAGCCCGACACCGTAGTTTGTCCCCACCCCGCGAGCGCCTTCCATCAGGTCTTTGATCGTGGCCATTTCCGCGCCGAACGTCTTGCGCATGTAAACCATCTTTCCGGCCAGCTGTTCAGCAAACTGCACTTTGCCCAGGCGTGCGGCATCAGACGAAAAGTTACCGAACATCTGCCCCATGAATTCCGACGTTTCCGCCGCGGTTGATTTCATGGCAAACGCCAGGACGTTGGCGACTTTGGTCACTTTCGGCAGTTCATTCCCGGTCAGCCCGGCGATGGCCGCATTGATTGATTCAGTGGACTGTACAAACTCCAACGCGCTGGCTCCGTATGTGGTGCTGAACGCCAGTGCATCACGCTGAACAGTTTTAAGCGCTGAATTGTCGATGCCTTTTGCAGCCGCCTCATTCAGTGCGTCATACATTTCAATGGCCGGAGACAATGCGCCTTTTATGGCCATTCCCGTTCCGGCCAGCGCCAGCACGCCGCCGCCAATCTGCATAAACGCTGCTTTTGATTTATCCGCAAAGCCGGTCACATTGTTCTGCACCTGTTTTAACGGGCGGGACAATTTATCGATCAGGCTTAATGTAAAATCTAACTGTTTCATTCAGCGCCTTTAAAAGCAGTGCCTATTCCGTTTGCCGTAGCAATACGCATGTTTTCCCAGTAACGATTATCCAGCCAGACAGCGGCGGCAATATCATCAATGGAATCTTCCCCGTGGGGTAAATAATGACGGCGTAAAATTAAATACTGATCGAGTCCGTTTCGCTCAATAGCCCGGACTCGCCTTGTCAGTTTTTTACTTCAATTTCCAGCTCTGGTGCGTAAATTTCATTAACCTTGCCCGTCAACTGTAACGCAGCACCGGGACGTTTTAAGATTTCCGTCAGCGCGTCTTTACTTTCTGGTTCAACAATACGCATAAGATAGCTATGCGCCGGGGCGACTTTGTTATCCATCGCCATTTCATTAATGAATTTGTTATAGGCGGTCTGGTTTGGTGCAAATACAATGATTTTACCACACACGGATAATTCAATTTTCTGTTCCATTTAATACACTCTCTCGTTTATTCATTTCATCAATCAGCGCGTTATGACGTGCTGCACACACAGAATATAAATCCTGATATTCAATTGCAGGGGCAGCAATATCCGCCCCGGTATTACCTTTAATGCGCGGAAGATTTTCCGTTGGGCATTTTCGCTTCAGGTTTTCCTGATAGGGTACGTTCGGTATTTTCGACGGTTGCGTTATACATCCGGATAAATTCATCAGACACGCAAACATTAGTGAATACCGGCTTAAGGATTTCCGTCCTGATTTCCTTCGGTCTGCCACTTTCCAGCGCCTCCAGCTTCTCTTCCAGTCCCCTGGCGGACTCGCTGGCAATCTCCATCATTGCCTTGCGGGACTTGTTACCCGCAACCTGCGCAGCGGAGTTGATTGCCAGTTCCAGACTGTCACGCCGCCAGTCAGCGGTCAGCCAGCCCCAGACAAACGCCAGCGCAACCACTACCAGCCACTGGCCGTTTGTCATCAGCGCACCCCGTTATGTTCCAGGCTGAAGTGATTACCGTCCGGACGGGATTTAAAGCGGCCGCCCCACGTTCCGCCCAGCGATTCCCAGTATTCACCCAGCGGCAGATAATCAGCCGTGTCCGTTTTGTACTGGCCATTCACGAACAGGTTAAAATCCACGGCCAGACGCTGAGTGTGCAGACTGTTGGTGATACCGCTGCCTTTTTTAGCGTTCAGCGCCGCCTGTTCCGGCGTGCGGTACGCCTCGCCAAAAGTCAGGCGATAGCCATGCTCTTCAGCCCAGTGGATCAGACTGGCCACCATCACGGTAAACAGCTGCTGTTTCTCGCTTAACGTCATTTACCCACTCCTTTACCCAAAAAGTTAATCCCTTTTTTGCGCAGCCAGGCTTCAACACCATTCAGCCCCAGAATACCCAGCGCAGAACCAATCCCGGCAAGCGCCAGAGGGTGAATGTCCGGCACAAAGTACAGTGCAACCCCTGCGGCAAGCGATAAGGCGCTGCCGACAATGACGCGCCCCAGAACCAGGCGCAACGTGATCGGCTCATCGCTGTTCAGCATTTTTCCGAGGGCAATCAGCGCCCCCATCAGAGCCAGTGCGATAAACCCCTTTTCATACTCCTGCATCCCTGCCCCTTAACCGATCAGGTTTTCCGTGGCTTCCGCTTCCAGATACGGAACGCCGTTGATGTTTACGAACTTCGGACTGGTCACGAAATATTTGATTTTGTGCGTGGCCACGCTGCCGCCCTTCGGATCGATATCCA